TTAAACGGGTTCGACTAAAATAACCCCAGACGGCTTTCGGTTGTTGCCCGATTCTATCGGCCCCCAAATGAATGCCGCAACACGCAACTTGCGCCCTTTTATTTCTATGGACGAACCCACTTTGAGCGTTTCCCCGGTGAACAATTCCTCATCACGTATGGAACCTTCCCGGTCATACAGTTTGTAAAGCGATGAAGTGCTTGACGGGTTGTGAAGAGACTCGCCCCCCGTGCCCACAGGGTGTGGCGTTGCAGCGTTTATTTTTGTCATTGTTCCGTCTCCCAAGAACAGATTACAGCTAGAAGAGGGGGAATCGTTGTCGGATCGGATAAGTGTTGCGTTGTGGTTAACCCGAGCCTAGTCCCGCGTGGGAACAAGTAGTGCTTAGGTACCATTGTGGCAACTCCGATCAACGCCTAAGCTTGCGGTTTGTGCTTATCCCGTCATGGTCAGGATACCTTAGCCCGTAGCAAGCGGAGGAAAGGAAAATGTTAACCGCAATCTTAGTCCTGACAGCAGTAACCCTCTTCGGTTTCATAGTCTTCGCGGACAACAAGTTTCCAGGGTTCTGGTCGGCGTTCGGCAAGACGCTTCTCGCAATTTTAGCCGTCCTCGTCGCAATCGTTATGTTTGTCTTCTTCACGCAGTTTGTGTTCCTCTGCATCGGCATCGGTCTTTTAGGCTGGGGCATCTCGTCGTTGATCACGGACGCTGTTGCAGCAGGCGTGCGAAAGGGGAACTCGTGATGGGACTCCTCAGCGGGAGCCGCCAAAAACAAAAAGCCTCCGAAAAATCGGAGGCTTTTTTGTTAGACGGAGGTAAGAGTCTGTCGGTCGGTACCCCGATAATCCCGCCTACTCTGTTGGTCGCTTCTTTTGATCTGCCAGCACAAAACTCGGGTCGTACAGATGCACCAGACCGTGAATGTATTGGCGAGTCGTCTCAATGACCTGCCGCGCTTCCTCCGGCTCATTAAAGTGTCCCGCATGGACGATGAGGTTCCGTATCCTGTTTATCTCCCTCATGGAGTTGTGCAAGGCGCGGATAGGTTCTTGCTTTGGCGTACCATCTACCAAGGGTTGCAATAAATTCTCGACCTTGCCCCTCAGCCCGTTGGCTTTTATTAGGAGTCTGTCAACAAAGTCCTTTCGCAGGTTGCTCGTTTTGAGTTCGGTGCGAATTGCATAATTGCAGGCTATCTCGGCAGCGGTAACAGCCCTCACAATCGCAGCCGATGACTCCTCGCGGTGATGTAGCCCGGTCAGTTTCCACCACTGAGCCTGACACTTCTCAAGGTCGGGACGCTGATCGTAAGCTATATGTCTGCGCCTCCTATGTCTCCTTTGTTTCTTCCCCATGGCGCGGGCATCGTACCATACTCGTCCGTGTCCCGTTCACTTCAACCCGTGGAAAGCTTTCCAGAACGTCTTAAAGCTGGGAGCCTCCATTCACCGCCTTATGCAGTGAACCGGAAGCCGCCATGATCTGCTAGAATCGGAACCACGCGCCCGTAGCTCAGTTGGATAGAGCGGATGCCTTCGAAGCATTAGGTCGGGAGTTCGAATCTCTCCGGGCGCACCACTCCTCATTTTTCGTCCTTATGCTTGACACATATAAACATAACGCGTATACCCATGGTCTATGAGCAAAACCATCCAGAAAGCTCCCGCGAACGTGCGGGGCGGGGCAATTTGGCAACAAGATAGCTGGCGATGGTGCCACAAGTGCGAGGGATTGTTCTACAACGGGAACAATACATATGGTGTGTGCCCAGCCGGAGGGACGCATTCGACCAGCGCGAGTGGAGAGTATTTCCTGTCGGTGGACCCAACAACCCGACGACGCCCCTCAAAGTCGAAAACCTCGGGCAAGCGGCGGTCGCCCAAGGCGTAAAGTCCGACAAACCAGATCGTTAAGAGAGGACATTCCCTTCTAACTGCCCGGCGCTATCCTTATAGTTTGCGCTCCCTGTCTACCAGCTTGATGATCCCGTCCCTGATGTCCCTGGTGTTCGCCTTGATGCTTGCGTTGCTCCGTGCCACGTCCTTCATGTCGGACGGACGCAAGCCGAGCCGCCATGATCCGTTTTTCAGCGATCCCGAAGTATTCGGCAGAAAGCTCGATGCCTATGAAATTGCGGTTGAGGTTCACGCACGCGACGCCAGTGGTTCCCGACCCCATGCAGTTGTCCAGCACGGTCTCGCTCTCTTGAGTGTAAGTCCGCATCAAGTACTCCATGAGCGCCACGGGCTTCTGTGTCGGATGCCCGTGCCGCTTTCGCTCGACGGGAAAGTCGATGATCCGCTGCGGGTAGTATAGGCTGCTCTTTGTCTCTTTGCGGTCTCTTGAAAACTTGTTATGGATTTGTGTAGCACCTGTTCCGGGGCGTGATCCCCGCTTGTGCGCTTTGCCCTCCCGCATCTGCGGATAGTAGTTCGGCAGAGACTTGCCGAACACGAGGATGGATTCGTAATTGTTCAGTGGGCGTTTCTTGGCGTCTAAAAATCCCGTCGCATTGTTCTTGCGCCATATCCACTCGTACCGGAACAAGCCGGGGTTGCTCATCACGAGACCGGATGTGAACGGCTGGCAGGCTGTCAGCACTATCGCGGACTTCGGCTTGACGACGCGCTCGTACTGCTCCCAGAGCTTGTCAAAGGGAATCAGGGAGTCCCACTTGCAGTGTGTGGTGCCGTAGGGAAGGTCGCACAAGATCATGTCTACACTTGCGTCGGGAATGGACTTCATTATTTCGAGGCAATCGCCTTGGTGCAGAGAGACGGTGCTCATGCATAAGGCGAGAGAAGTCGGGTTTAGATCAATCGTCTTAAGCTAGAGCCATGTTCAAAGCTTTTTTAGCTTCGCAGACGCCACAAGAGCATCCGCTTCAACTTTAGCCCGTGCCAAAACGGCAGCAGCGTCAAGCCGAGCACGGGCTATTTTCTCGTCTTTCTCGAACAAGTTGGCGATACGGAATCCCAGCCGATCCGCGATCTGATGCGCAGCGCTGGCCGCAATCATTCCCACGAAAAGTATGATCAGGTGAAGTGTGGGGTCTTTAATCATCACAGCACCGTTTGTTCAACTGCTAAAGCAATATGACTGAGTTGATCGCCGCTTTGGATGAACGCCGCCCCGAGCACGATAGTCATCCCCGGTCCAAGCACGAAGTCGGGCATGGATACCTGAATAGAGTCAACAAACCCGTCGTTGCTCTGCGCGGAGGCGAACGCGTTTCCGAAAGTGTAGAGCCACACAGTTGACGCGATTTGGTTGAATTGGCTGAACGCAGTGCCCATCGTCCATTGCGTAGGAGGACTCCCCGACGCGACCGTCGAAGCGCTCACGCTCGCTATCCTGTTCGCCGCCGTGGCTGAAGTCGTGAGCCAATAGAAAACGGATTTTATTTTCCATTGGACGTTCGCCGGGACGACGACATTGCAGGATTGGCCCAAAGCCGGACTCGGCGGTAGGACTGATATGTACGTGGGGCCAATCACCGACCACGGTGCTCCGCCTTGGTTCGCGGTCACCGTTCCTGACACGGGTTGCGTTACTGGGAAGTTAGACACCGCGACGGTGCCGCCCTCGTTGTAGACGTTGAGCGCGGACACAGCGGGGCTTCCGACGTTCGTGAAAGTCAGCCCGGCGACCTCGAAGCTTGCCGGAAAATTGCTGACAGTTCCGATTACACGTAGACTCGGCTCGGCTGGCGACCCCGACGCGGCAACGGTCGAGGCGATGGAAGCGAGGCTCGCCTCCGACGCCGAGTCGCTGACATCGAGGGTGCCAGTGGTGACCCATCTGTTCAAATTGTCGCTGTAGAACGCAGCAGCCATTAGACCTTCTTACTGGAAATACGCTTGGATGAGCACGATCCCCGCGCCGCCGTTGCCGCCGATCCCGGAATGTATCCCGGTGCCGCCGCCTACGCCCGCTGCCCCGACCGAGTAGCTGTAGGACGAGAGCAGGGTTCCCGCGTAGGTTTTCTGCGAGTAGCCGCCCGAGCCGCCTCCCGTTCCCGGAGAAGCGGTAATGGCTCCCGCCGCGCCGCCTCCGCCCGAGCCGGAATTCGCGGAAGCGTTTCCACCGTTGGCGGCGTTGCCTCCTACTGCCCCAGCGCCAGCGCCACCGAAAATAGAGGATGCTCCTGCGGAGCTTGGCCCGCTCGCGATGTCTATAACTTCGCTTGGATTGCCGGAGATGTTGATGTCGCCGCCCGAGGCTGACCCGCCCAACGCTGGTCCCGTGTTTAATCCTTGGAACCCGGCACCTCCACCGCCCGCTGTCATCACGTCGAACGTGGTATTGCCTCCCGCAGTCGCCGCAGTGCCGTTGCTTCCCGACGCGCCGCCTCCGCCTCCGCCCACGATGGTGACGGTGAAGTAGAGCGCCCCCACCGGCACGGAGTACGATCCCGAGCCTGACGTGATTATCGTCACCTGCGGCGTGACAGGAACAGAGACGAGCGGCGTTCCGTTGGCGCTCACCAAAACAATCGGCACGGGGCTTCCGAACGTCGTGCCGTTCGCGCTCACGAGAATGCATGGGACTGGCGATCCGAACTGTGGCATTTGTTTCTCCTAAAAATTATTTACCTGATCTCCACGACGATGTTCAGGCTACATGCGGGTGTCACGGGCGGTGACCCCGGCTCCACGGTGCCCGACATGAAGAATTCGATTCCGATTGGCTCACCCGCCGCGCAGTTGAGGAACAGTGGGATTCCGAGCAGGCCGGTGCCCACGGCGTTGGCGTTGCTGCTGGTTGCGAACACCGGAGTGGTGACCGTCCCCGACGCCGGTAGAAGGTACGCCGGGCAGTACTGGATGCTGCGCGTGGTGTTCGTCTGCTGATCGACGTAGCTGATGTAAAGCGGACCCATCGAGGAAGACGCGCCCGCAGCCCAGAGCGTGGCGTTCCAGTTGAGCAGGTATTGACCCGCCGCTTGCGTGGTGTAGATGTACTCGTACGAGATGAACCCCGTCACGTTTGTGTTGTTGTATTGAGCGACCGTGGGGTTGACGAGCGAGCGGTAGCTTCCTGAGAGAAGCACCGCCGGACCGCCGGTGCCGCTCGTCGCGGAACGCACGGGATTCGTCGGCGTCACTTCTTCCAGATTCAAAATCGTGTACGACGCCGCGATGGGCGCGGTGGCGAGCGTGAAATCGTCCTCGGGCTGGTTCCAGATGATGCCATCGGGGTTTCCGTTCGTGACGAGCGCGCCGCCGTAGGATTTGTTGTCCTGTATGATTCCTTCGAGATACCCGAACGCGTCGTACACTTGGATGAAAATCCCGTTCTCGATGTCGATGCCGAAGTTCCCGTCCATGAGGTTTCCGACGGAGTTCGTCGAGCCGTTCGTGTTGTCCCAGTAAATGCCGACGGCGTTCGTGCCGTTCTGCGCGTTGATGCTGTTCCCCGAAATGTGCATCCCCGAGAAATGATCCGAGCCGGAATATTGGCACCAGATTCCGTAGTTGGTGGCCGTCACGCTGCCCATCAGGATCGAGTTGCCCTCTACGATGACGCCGAGGATTTCCCCGTTCACGTGGATCGCGGCCTTGCCGCTGGACGTGAAATTCTGCACGATGTAGTTTCCGCGAACGATGTGCCCCGTGTCGGGGTTGGTGAGCAGGAGTCCGTCCGAGACGCCCGTGCCCGTCACCGTGGAGGAGACAAGCTGGAAGTTTCCGCCCGAAGCCTGCACGACGGCACCCGAGGTTCCGCCGCCGGAAATCTGGCACTGCGTGATGAAAGAGTTGGCACCGTGCTTGTAGGCGCTGTAGCCTCCGCTTTGCGAGAGGACGCAGTTGACCATGCTGACGGTAGCGCCCGCGCTGGCGTCGAAGGCGATGTTCGCGCTCGACGAGATCACGCTGACATCGTCCATGTAGGTCGAGCCGGTGTACGGGTATATCGTCGCGCCGGTGCTTGTGGAAGCGTCAACAAATTCGCAGGACTGGAAGCGCGTGCGCGCGGCGACGGCGCTTTCGTAGTAGGCGTGGACGCCGTTGGCGTTGAAGTAGCATCCGCTGACGAGCGCGTCAGTCGAGCCTTGGTTCTGGATGCCGTAGGAAGTCTGGCTGTTGATGCTTGAGTTAGAGATGATCGTGCGTGCCGCCCCGCTCGAAATCACGACACCGCTGCCGGTGTAGGAGAGGGATATCTCGCCATTCAAAACGATGTTGTCGAGGACGCAGTCGTTGCCGGAAATGACGACCTGTTCCGCGAGCGACGCGGCCTTGACGAGTTGAAACGCACGTCCTTGGACACCGACGATGCCTGAATTGTTGCCGGACAGCGTGATCGCGGCGCTTTGGTTGACGACCATGCCCGCTGCCAAGAGCTTGTACGGCCCGTTCAAGTTGACAGCCGTCGAAAGGGTCTGCGGCGAGGCGAAGTTGCGCAAATCCAAAACGCAGCCAGCGGCGGGAGCCGACGCGATGGCGGAGTTGATTTTTGCCCCGAGGTCAGCCCCGGCAAAAGTCGAAACGTCCAAGTTCTGGACGGCGGTCAGCGATCCGACTGCCGTGAACGACGTGGCAGTGATCGTCTGGTTCGGCCACGTTCCCGTTACGGTCGTGCCGGTTCCCTGCTGGATGCCCGGCGTCGCGCTCCCGTTTCCGCCGTTGGCGATGGGCAGGATGCCGCTGAATGAGATCGTCTGGCTGGGAAACGCTCCGGTGATCGCTATGTTCTGCCCGCCCACGATGACGGGAGCCGACCCGGTGCCCGAGCCGCCGCGTGCGACGGAAAGAACTCCTGTCCATCCGAGGGTGAGGTTTTGCCCGGATATGCTCCCCGTCACGTTCGTGTCGTTCGTGACAGACTGGACGACATTGGAGTTCAAACGTCCCGCCACGAGGGTTCCGGCCCAGCCGAGAGTCAAGTTTTGTGCGTAGATGCTTCCGGTGATGTTTGTGTCGTTCGTGACCGCGTTGACTGTGGTCGAAGGCTCCTGCCCCGCTGTGACCGCCCCGAGCAAGTTCTGAAGCGGCGGAACCTGCGTCGGCGTGACCGCCCCGTTGAGACTCTGAAGAGGGGGCACTTGACCTGCCACCGCGACTCCTCCAATGTCCGAGAACTGTAGCTGGGCATCGACGAAAGCCGTGCCGTTGGAGCGCAGCACGTGCCCCACGGTCGGGTTCAGGTTGTTGGCGAGAAATCCGCCAGCCGCGTTGAGCGGGTAGAACGCGATGGTCTGGACGCCGGTAGGGTCGGTGATGACGGCGTCTAAGTATGTGAATGGCACAGGCGGCTCCGATAGCGGGTTGATTTCCGAAAAGTCGAATGTCCCCGCTGTGTTGAATGCGTAATTCGAGATTGAGTCAGGCGCGGTCGCGCTTTGGTTCTTGAAAATCCCAAGCGCGTAAAATGTGCCCGGAGGCGTAATTTGGAAATTGCCCCAGAAAACCAAAGTCCAAACGCCGGAGGAGTTGCAAAGCGCCACGTAGGTTAGCGGCGCGATGATACCTGTCCCCGTGATGCGCGGGATGCTGGAGCCGATGTTCGCGAGCGTCAGCTCAACTTTGCCCTGCACGGGGTTGTTTCCCGAGTCGAGCAATGTGCCCGTCAACGTAATTTGCGGTGTCTGAGTCGCCATTTATTCCTCTACTTAAGAGACGAAAAAGCCCTTTTGGGGTAGCCAAAACATGAACCTCCGCTGTATACTGAGTATGTATAGAGAGGAGATACACCATGTTGACCATACTTGCCTTTATCGGTGCTCTTATTTGGATCGGAGTCGATTTCGCGGAAAAGCGTTAGAGTCCGCCAAGGCTGAACAGCTTGCCTACCACACCAACCTTGCCCACCATCCGTAGGACATCGTTGCGTGCCAAGACCGTCTTACCCGCTTTCTGCGCGTCGTACAATCCTTGCTTGAAATTGAATGCTCCGTCCTTGCCGAACATCTGCTGTAATCGTGTAGGCGAACCCTGCGGAGCATACTTGGACGGTTTGTCCATAGATTCCGCCTGCTTGATAAGAGCGTCTGTGTTGCTCTCCTCGGGCACTCCGTGTGCCACGTTTCCGCTGACCGTGCTCTCATTGTTGAAGAGCTTCTTCGCGCCTTCCTCCATCGCGTACCGCTGTTGCGTAGCCGCTTTCGCCTGATCCAAAGTGTCTTGAGTCACGACACCCTTAGTCAGAGCCTCATCGGAATGAACTTTAATAGCTTGGTCGGTAATGCTCAGTTCCTTTGCCAAGGCTCTGTGATTTGAGATTTGTGTAGGATCGTCCAAAGCATCTTGAAGCTGTTCCCGATAATCGAACAAATCCTTCATGTCAGTACCAGCGGATTCGTTGAGAGTATTGTAAAGACCCTTCTCAATTTTAGCCGTGTCCGCGATTGGCTTGTCCATCAGGGTACGGATGGAACCCGTAGTATCAACCGCACCTGTGATGCCAGCGTCCGCAGCCGAGGCTTGAGCGCCAGCGCGTAGGGTGGACTGTGTTCCGGGCTGCGTTGCTGCCTTCGGATTGATGGCTTGCTTTACCCTTGCTACCACACCCGGACCTTTCGCTGCTGGATTCGCGGCTTCTTCATCGGCGAAATCTTCCGCGAGTCCGCTGATGCCGGGCATCGGCATAATAGGCGTGCCGAGCATTTGATCCTTCGGCGTAGGTGTCACGGCATTGTGATAGACGCCCTTGGCGGTATTGACCAAATCCTGACCGCCCTGTTGAATCTGATTCTTGGTGATGTCCATAGCACCCGACGCAATATGAGAAAGAAGATTCTCTGCCGCTGTGCCGTAGTCTCCCTTCTTGATGGAGGCGATGCTGTCCTGAACGACCTTTGCCTCGGCATCGCGCTGAGCCTGACCCGCAGCCCAACTCTGCTTAGCGGAGTTGACCATCTGCGGTACGCCGAACTCGCTTGCGGCTGCGGCGGGCGTGTTGTATTCCATGCCAGCAGGGGCGTCGGACGGCAAGACTCCCGTAGTGGAAGGCTTAATGCCGGACGGCATGCCTCCGGCTTGCACCGCGTCGTGAGCACGATCCACGGGAACGACGCCAGTGCTGCCATCGGGTGCAGTCATACGCATTCCGAGCTTGCCTCCAGCGTTGACTGCTGCCTGCACATTCTCGACGGGAACCTCCCCGCTCGATCCGTCAGGTGCAATCATGACCTGAGTAGGCGAGGGGGGAGTCATTGCCGGAACTCCGGCTCCGAGCGGATTTGTTGAATCGGCCATTTAGTCCTTTTTGCCACCGTGCTGGGAGAAGAAATCACTTCCGCCCGCAGCCTTCGTTCCCAAGATCGTGTCAGCGTTGATTTTTGAACCGTACAAACCGTTGGTCGCTGCAACACCATGACGCAAATTCTGGTCTGCGGCAGCAGCTTGACCGTCGATAAACGCATTGGCGGCGGCAGTGGCTTCTGTTGTCCAAGGCTTGCCGAGCAGGAAGCCGTTGAAAGCTTCCACACTCTTCTGTCCGATGCCGCCGGGGTACTTGAACGCCGAAACTTCCACGGGCATAACACGGTGAGCACCCATAGGCTGCGCGACGCCGATAAGCTTGAACACGGCTGCTTGAGCCGCAACAGGATTGTCGGCTGCCTGCGCAAATGCAGCATGCGCTGCCGTGATGTCGGAATACTTGTCCTGCCAAGGTTTAATGACAGTGGACTGCGTCTTGTCGAGCGCGTCTTTGTTGTTCTGGAATTCTCTCTGAATATCCTGATTCGCTTGAATGAGACCCTGCTGGAGCTTTGCTTGAGATGCACGTTCCTTCTCAACGAAAGGCTCAGCGGCGGCGGATTCAGCAGTCTTGACCGCGCCCGCTTGTGCAGCCTTCGCCGATCCCGTCGCGGCAATAGCGGCAGCGTCGGCGGCATTCTTCGCGCCACGGATAGCTTTGTTTCCCGTGTCAAGAGAGTCCTTCTGAGCGCCCAGCAGTGCGATGTCCTGCGATGTTTCCTTGGAAAGGTTCCCTGCGGAATCTTTGTTCTGCTTAAGCCGCTCGATCTGCGTGGCGAGCGTCGCGGACTTGGCATCGTTCACTTCCGGGTCTTTGTCCAACGGCAATGTCCTGTGCGTCATGGAATAAGAGTCGTTTGCCTGCCCAACAACCCACTGAGCATTCTTGCCGGGGTCTTGCTTGCCACCTTCCATCAGCGCGTCCTGTATCGTAGCGAACGGAGCGTCGCCATCGATGGCTCGCTTTCTGTTAACAACAGAAAGAACACCCGCCGGATTCGTCCGAAGAGAGTTCACCGTCACTGTGTATGCGTTAATATTGTGCGTGGGGTCGTCCTTGGTTGCTGGATCGTTGGTGATCGTGACCGGATTCAATATCCCACCATTCGCTGCTTTCGCCGCGTTCTGCGCACCGATGGCGTTCGTGTTTATCTCTGCGGGAGTAGTTCCCGAAGCCGGGTAGGGATCGGGTTCGCCGTTGTCGAGCGCAAACTGGCGGGCTTGCTGATGCTGAACAAGAATCTTTCCCTTGGTCTCTTCGTTGGCGAGGTCCGACGTGCGTGCGTCGCGGGCAGCTTTAGCGTAAGATTCCGCTGCTTGGACGCTCGCGAAGTGATTCTGAAGTTGCTGCTGCTGGCCTTCCACGACACCGGCCATGCCGGACGTTAGACCGCCGCCGAAATGCTTGGAACCTGAGGCTCCCGCCATGCCCCACATTGCCCCCTGCAACACCTGAAGCCAGAAGTTCGGCTTCGCCGGAGTCGAGGCACCTCCTACCGCAGCAGGCGGAGCGGTAGCGGTAGCGGCTGCTTGAGGAGCGGTCAGCGGGTCGATAGCGCCGATGTACGATGCGTTGGCATCCTGCGCGGGTGCTGCTGGAGTGGCAGTAGCACCGATAGGCGAAGCCTGCGCTGGGGCGGCAGATGCAGCTACGGGAGCCGCTGCGGGTGTGTCCGGCGTCGTGTCAACGTCTTGTTCGTTTGGTACAGCTACGTCAGCCATTATGAAATCCCCTTTTTCTTACTCCAAGTAAATCATCAGCATCCGCTCTCTCTTGCAGATTTCAAAGCTAAGTCAAACAAAGGACTGAGCATAGTTACCAACACTCGCTGCTCGGAAATCCAGCGACCCCACTTCGTGTAAGCTTTGAGGACGGGCTTCGCATACCAGTGTTTTGCCCATACGGTGAACAGGAAATGCCTGACGCTTATGACGCGGGGGTCTAACCAACCATTCCAATGAGCCTTCGCGATCCAGCATCCGGCAAGCTTTCCACCGATGATAGAGCCGACGCCGGAAGCCACGCCGCCCAACGCGCCGAGCAACTGGCTCTGGTTCGAGGCTGTCACCGCTTGTGACAAGCCCGCTACCGCGCCGCTTCCCGCAGTCGCAGCGTTGGCGTAGCCAAGAGGATTCTCGGTTGCTGCTTGACCGTTGAGCACGTTGATACTGTTCCAATAGTTCTGTTGGCGTTGCTGTTCGTTCGCGAGCGTGATCTGCTGCTGCCCCCCGGCTTGGGCCTGCGCCTCCTGTGACCCGAGGCTTGACTGAATCTGCGCGTTTACGCCGGACGGCAATCCGCTCTGGTCTTCGCTGGACGCGGCGGACTTCATCGCTCCTTGGTATTGTGTGCTGAGCGTGTCCGTCGCCTGAGTCCTCGCCGCCGCCAAGGCGTTCGGCGCGATTCCGATGCCGCCAGCCGAAATCTGCGGAGTCATCTGGTTGGTCAGGTAAGTAGTGATAGCGCTCTGCTTAGCATATTGCTGCTGCATCATTCCCATCAGTTGCGTGTCGAATGTTGACTGCGCCTCCTCGGAAGCTTCGGCGGTCGGATCGCCTTTGAAACAAATCATAGGCATCCCGATGCCGGATATAGGGAAATAGGGGAGGCTGGTGTAGGTTCTTGTCATCAAAGTCTCACTTATGAGGCGGAAAGTGCCCCTTGTTTCTTCGTCCGAGTCACATCGTCGTCCTCGCTGCCCCAGACCATGCTGAAAATGGGCATCGTGACCGGCTTGAAGCCGTACCCAGACAGGTGCTTGGCGTGCTCGTCGTCAACGGGATGCCAGAAAATCTCCATCACGCGGGTGCACTGGGCCACGAGGAAAGCGAGCGGGTTCTCCGTCCAGTTGTCCGTTATCTTCAGCTTCATCGCGGGCGGCATTACCTTGAACCCGTTGAATGTCAGGAATCCCGCGAACCGTGGGTCGGAAGTCTGGCACCAAATCTCGTGCAGCCCTAAGCCGGTGCAAATCTTCGAGAGAGCGTCGTAAAGCTCGCGCAGCGACTCGACCTTGTCTGCGTCGGACAGGCCGGGGCGCAATGCAAGTGCCTCGCACATCGGGATTCCGCGAACCGCGAACTTGTCGTCCACGATCATCACAATGTGGAACGAGTCGATAAGGATCACCTCCCCATCGCGCTCTACCACGACGGTATTGCACGTCGGATAGGCGTATACGTCCTTGTCCACGACCGTGACTTTCCTGTCGTCCTCCAGCCACTTGACGTAGTTCTCCGCGTCCTCGGGGGTCGCCGTGCGTGCTTGGAATTTGCTCATACCAAAAGCACCGATTTCGACGGCGACTGGCTGATCGGGGTGCTTCCCCAGTTACCGTTCGACGTGACTATCACTGTCGCCGCCGTCTTTGTCCTCGCGACGTTGAACGTGATGGGCGACTTGCTTCCGCTCGTGATGAGCATCGGCGCTGCGTTGCCGTACTTCATGAAAACCTGCGCCTGAGTGAAATACGTGTCGCCCGCGTTGTGAGTGAAGCTCACGGAGAGCTTCACCTGCGTGACGCTGATGTTTAGCTTAGTCACATAGACGTTGCTCACCACCTGCGGCAACCCCTGAGTGGCCGGAGACTTCGCCTGCGGATTCGTGGACGGCGGGTTGGCGCTCTTACCCGCTGCCTTTAGCTGCGCGTTCTGCGTACCTTGGCTGTGCGAGGTCGGAAACTCGAACTGCTGCGTCGGTACTGGGTTGTTTATCATTATGTCATCTGCTCGTGACTGAATCTAAGGGCTGCGATCAGCAGTTCGTTCTTCGCGGTGTCGCTACCGAAGTCCACGTTGATCTGCACGTGCTTCACCATCAGCGGCGTCGCGTTCTGGTTCATCAGCACCGGCCAACGCTTCGCCATCAGTGATTGCGATGGGATCAGGAACACAGGCTCGTTCTGGACGACGGGGAGCGGCGTGAACTTCCTCGTGTCTGTCGTGAAAATCTCGTTAGGCAGAAAACTGACCGCCGGGACGTTGCCCACGTTCATGAAATATCCGCTGAAGAAGTGCAGCGGCACCATCGGCTCGCCCATCTCGGCGCAGACTATGTTCCCGATGATGGCGTTGGCGGGATAGGCTCCGCCGTCGTCCTCGAAGGCGTCGAGGTTGCGCTGGTAGATGAACCCGCCCGGCTGCGTGTCGCCCACGAGTAATGTGAATTGTCCGGGCTGCGTCTCGACGCTTTGAATGGCTCCGCATCGCGGCGTGCTTGAGGGCGGAGATCCCGCCGCCGTGCCGAGATTCGGCTGATAGATCGTTGACCAATTTCCGTAGCGCAGGCTCATGCGGAGCATGGAGTCGATGTCGTTGGAAAGGAACATGCCCGCGTCCTCGCCTTCGCGGTGAACTGCGAGGTAGGAGTTAGCAGGGTTCCACGCACTGGCCGTCACGGACGGCGTGTCTTGCCCGTTCAGAGTCGGGGCGATCCAGAAACTCACCTCGTTTTGGTTGGTGCCCTGCACTTGGAAGACTTGCTTCTGGCTCGTGTAGACGTAGATGACGCCCATGTCCATCCGCAAGCAGTTCGGGTTCAGGCATCCGAAATTGTCGAAGACTTTCTCGGGATAGAATGTCGTGGTTTCAGGCCCGCCCAAAATTGCCCACCACTGCGAAGAAGTCGTGACGACGAGTCCTCCTCCCGAAGGCATGAGTCCCGTGATCGGGCCGGGGAAAGTCCACGAATTTCCGGGAGGAAAACACTCATTCCCGATACCGTTGATTACGTCGCCGCCCCCAGAAAACAGGAGCTGGTTCCCAGCCGCGAGCCATAGGCGTCCGCTCCAGAAAGCCGATATCGTTCCGCCGATAGGCACGAGGGAACCGGGCGAACCCGGAGGGGGGTCGTTCGCGTGCGCAAGCGGAGCCACCTCCTCGTTGTCAAGCTGGCTGTCCGGGAAGATATCGTTGAAAGTCCATGTAGTGACGCCGTACTCGCCGTAGATTTCCGCGCGGACATCGCGGACGGAAAATGTCCACGGGCCTCCGCTCGTCATGCCAGCAGTGAACTGCACACCCCACAATGTCGAAGGAGGGAAATCTCCCGTGACCCAGATAGCTCCCCAGAGGTCGCCCGTCCCGCCAAGCGTATAATTCACGTTCGACAAAGTCGGAGTCACTGTCTTGATGCTCCCGTAGGGATTGCCGTTCTTCAGGAGTTGGACATATAGCGCGCCTATGCCCGCCGCGCCCGTGTACAAAGCGTCGAAGGTTACTTTTATTCCGACAGCCGTCACACCCGCAGGCACGCTCTCGGGGAAAGTCGTGGCTTTCAGTGCGTCGGAATATGTCACCAAGTTCGATTTCAACGCCGTCGTCATGCCCAAGTAGAAGAAGGCAGATGCACTGTCCGTCCATGTCGGGGTGAAAGTCCCCGTGGCCGTCTGATTTTCGTAGGCGGCGGAGAACTGCGAAACATAGGACCCGTTGTTCAGGTACTCCGAAGCCACCAGCGCGTATCCTGTCGGCTGCACCGCACTCAGTGCCGGAGTCCAAACCACGGACATGACTGCGTCGGGTGCGTTAGTCGTGGTCACGGTGCCGGTGCTCAAGGAAGTTCCGGTCCCCCAGACGGCGTTGAAAACGTCGATTGGTGACGCCGTCAGGCCGTTCATTTCCATCGCAATAGCTTGTGTCTCGCCGGAGTAGCTCGGCCCCACGTCCGCTGTCAAACCTATCGTGATGTTCAGGGCGGTAGCACCCGGTGCCGGGCAGGTGTAGCAGGCGACGGTATAGGTGTCGCTGTAAGATGGGTAGTATGTGTACGTGTAAGTATACGTGTCCACGAGCGTCCACGCGTTTGAGTTCGTGTCGGTGACCGTCAGCACTTCCTGCGTGCGCGAAAACACGTAAAGCAGCAGTTGGTTTCCGCCCGCGACAACGTTGGGCATCAGCAACGTGACGCTCGACGGAGCCGGGCCTGTGGGCGAGCCACCACCATTGTAGGTGAAGCAGCCGCCCACCGTGGCGCTTTGGGCGATGTTGAACGCGCCGCCCGAGCCGGATGACGGCACCGTGACAGTGGCGTAGCTCGACGGCGACGTGACGTTGTTGGGATTAGCCCACACGTGGGAACCGGGCATGCCCGAGTCAACGCCGGAGCCAGCGAGCAGCGATCCCGAGTCGTAGGATGAAAGCGGAGGGCCGGTAGGATTCACGACGGCATTGTCGAAGTAATATACGCCGCCGCCGTCATCTATTCGATAAATCTCCACCGCGCAAAAAGTCCCCGTGCCGGTATCCGGCGCAAGGTCGTAGTTAGCCTGCTGCAAATTCACGGTGAACTGCGTAGCGCTCCCCGGAGCAATCGCGTTCGTGCTGGCGACATAAAGCGTCTGCCCGTTCAGGAAGGTCGCGTTGACCAACCCGGAAAAATAGATGCTCAATCCCGGAACGAAATTATTTATGGCATTTATCGTGACCACGTCGTTCAGGACGGTCACGCCTGTGATGTTCGCGACGCTGTTGCACTCAGGGTCTCTGCTCCCAGTTCCAGTTAGGGTCAGGATGACAGGGTATCCCTGCCCGACTTCCGAGGCTGCGGCATTTGGATTCGCGAAAACAGCAGTGAAGCCCGTGTACGCGCCGGGGCTTCCAACCAGCGAAGCCACGATGACAGTCTGACCATTCAGGAACGTCGAATTAGGAAAGCCGTTGAATGTGACCGACTGCCCTACCTCGAAATTGTTTACGGCGGTGACGGTGATGACGTTCGACGCGATTACGTAAGCTGTGACGGTGATGGGTGACAGGCTTTGCGATGACATCATCGGGCCGGTCTGCACGGAGATGGGGGACGACGTGCTCAAGTTGCCGGACACACAGCGGTAGGCGTAGACGTAGGACCATCCGACGTAAGCCCAGACCAGCGCGGGGCCGATGTTCAGCCACGTGATCCCAGAATCGGTTGTACTGCCGCCGCGAACCTCATTCCAAACAGGAGCACCAGTGCCCGACGTTCCACCCGATGTCACGGCGGTCGCAAGCTGGAGATTGGAATTTGTGTCCGTGATGACGGTGGGAACCGTGTAAGGGTTTGACGCGATCCAATACAATTGGGCGTTGCCTACGTTCTCCCAAGTCGCGAGACCATCAATAGTCGATGCTCCTACCGTGGTATTCCAGACAGGAAAGGTTTTTCCGCTCAAACCGGGCTGGGTGCAATATTCGATTGAGCCATTCACGTCCAGAATCGTGGTGCCCGCGAGATACGGAAAACTTGCTATCCACGATCCGGGGTACCGGAGTGTGGAGGAGATGATGGGCGGAGCCACGGGAGGCGCGTCAATGCCCCACGGAGCCATGGTCGTGCCGTTCCACTTCACGAAATCCATACCGTCGCTGATATATGTGATGTTCCCAACTGTTTGTAAAAAAGCTTGGTTCGATGTGGACTTGTTCAGGATGACGTGATAGGAGGTCGGCGGAGTCCCCTGCGGCGTTGTAGTCAGCCAGTACACAGCGAGGTTGGTGTCGAGGATGACGCTGACGACACCTTGCAAATTTTTCACCGAGTAGAACGCGAGGGGAACTTCGCCGGACTGCAAGGGTTCCGAGCAATACTTCGTGAACGCAGGGCGGCGCTGCACTGTGTACCTATCAGTGCTCTCCATGTTCACGCCGTCAATAAGGGCGTCGTCGAATTTCGCGACTTGGATTCCGATGTTTGTTAACGCGGAAAACAGGGGTTGGCGATTGGTGACGAGGCCCTTGCTGAAGAACGAAAGTATTTTCGGTTCGGGTGTCTTTGGTGTTGCCACAGTCTGTCCTTACTTCTGGATTTTTGCCGCGAGACCGTCCTCGTCCTTGGTATAACTGTGGTGCTCAAGGGTGTGCTTCACGGTCGGATGGTTGTAGCTGTGGTGCCTGTGTTCCAGCTTGCCGTCCTTGCCGTGAAATGAGTGAACCTCGTGGCTGCCGTCGTGTTCCCTGTGCTCAACGCGGAAAGCCGGGCCGTGTTCCTGCACGACTTCCGCGATGGCATCGTGGTCGCCCTCTTCGCCCTTATGGTCGTGAGCGGAGACAGTGGGTTCGCGCTCTTCTTCCATTTCGATTGAGTTAGGATGAACCATGTTTTTCATCGCATTCATCATCGGTGTCTACCCAACGCCCCTCGAATGGGTCTTCCGAGGGAACCCATCCATCCAAATTGTGTTCGTTCTCGTACTCGGTGCCGACGATTTCCTTCGGCGGCTTCGGTTCGAGTTCGTCGTTCTTTGCCTTGCGTTTCAGAGCCATGTCTTCTCCTTGTTCACCACCCAAACCAGTTGTCGCCGGTCAAGCCCATCAGCGGTTCTTCGGGTTGCAGCGACACGGAGGTTTCCTCGGTGTCGTCGGCCCCTTGGGCCTTTTTTATCGCGTCCTGCAACTTCAAATACTCGACCTGCTGCTGCGGCGAGTTCAGCCAGCGGTACATCCTGTAGATGACCGACTGGATGTAGACCTCGCTGTAGTTGTCGGGGAACGGATACCAGTTGTCGGCGAGGGATGTCTTCGTGGGCGCTTGCCTTTGGTAGACCAGATAGACCGACCAAGTCGTCGAGCCGGGGCACGGGTACGCCCTGATCTTCAGGATTCCGTTTTGGTAGTCGAACAGGACAGCGAACTGTTGGGGATTCTGTACATGCGGACTCTTCAGCAGTTCGCGGTACGTGTCGATGCCATAGCCGTACTGCGGCGAAGACTGCGACACGGTCTGTGTCACGGTTCCTTGCGAGAGGGCGAAGTAATCGAAGATTCCGGGGGAACCTCCGGCGTCGCCGTTGTTCTGGCCATTCCCAGCCGCGAAGGTCACCGAGTTTGAGCTGACGCTGGTGATCGTGTAGCCCTGCGACCAAGTGGACAGCTTGCCTGTGTCGGTGAAGACAGAGTTGTAATACGATGCGACGCCCGTGGTCATCGTGAGGCCGTTCAGATAGATGACATCGTTGACTGCGAAGCGGTGGTTTTCGAGAAAGGTGACTGTCACGACTCCGCCTGTTACTGTGACAGCGGAATTGGAAGCGAGTCCTACCCCCCAGCCCTGCGCCGTGGAGCCGAGGCTGAAGGCGCAAGCACCAGCGAAAAGCTGGTCTTGCTTCTGCGGGCAGGTCACGAAGAAGGGCATCTCGGCCCTGTTGATTTTCCAGTTGTTCTCCTCGGTGATGAGGTCGGACAACGCCAGATTGACGATTGTCAAAAACGGTTCATTACTGAACCCGCCGATCCCACTCAGGGGGAGCAGATCGGCGTGCGTTGAACAGAAATTAGAGACCGACTGAAGCGTCTTGGTGAAAGGCATCTGGAACCCTCATTAAAGGGTTCCAAAATCACTCAAAAAGCCTGTTCGAGGGCAACTCTTGGATCATGGTGTTGAACAGCCTTGTGTCGTAGATGTCCCCGCCAGTGTAGCCCTGCGGCTTGACGCCGGGGCGGACGACGGCTTGGCACTTCTGGCACAGGATGTACCCGTTGGGGTCCCGAGGCTCCGTGATGTGCACGCCGTGGCTGTGCCCGCCGTGCGCCGCCGGATGCTTGTGGCTGCAATACAACTGGTTGTCCCGCTTCTGTTGCATCTGGGCGAGGACGGCTCCGGCGTTGTCCTTGCGCTCCGCGTTGAGCGAAAGCTGCAAGGCCGCCTGCTTGTCAATCTCCTGCTGCTCAAGAACCGTGGGCTTCTTAAGTTCCGCGATGATTTCCTTAAGCTGCTCCGCGTTCTGCGCCCCGACCGCCGCGAGGATTTCCTTCAGGTCGGATTTGGTGATTCCTGTGCTCTTATCCTTTTCGTCAGACATTCCTGTTCTCCTTCTTGCCTGTCTTGTATTCCTGCATCTGCTCAAACCAAAATGTGCTGCGCTGGTCTTCCGCCGGGTCGCCGAACTCCGCGACAGCCTGCTTGTAGGTGCAAATGCCGGTTTTGATGAACGTCATCAGCACGGAGCGCCAGCCCCTATGTTCACGCGCTGCGACACCGTCCGTGTCATTGACGAAATGTCCCCACTCGGGGATGCCCGCCTTGGGCAGTCCGGTCACGTATTTTTCCTCGTTGTACCACTGGGGCACGGCGAGGTCGTAGCCGTCCGTCATCATCTCGCTCTCGGTCTTCGGTCTGTACAGGGCGACGTTGCCCTCTATGCCGTCACGAACCGTGAGACGCGGGCATAGCCTCCTCAGCTTGACGAGAAGCTCCGAGTAGTGCATCGCGGAACCTTTGCTCCGCTCCGCTGTCATCTCTTCTTGGCCGTGGGGCTTGTGCGTCTCCCTCAGCTTCATCAAGGCTTCGCGCTCGCGAGCGACGGATTCCTTCTCGTCCAAGAATGTGTCGCCGAGCTGCCTGTTCAATCTGCTGTTAGCCATCAGACGTTCACCGATTCCCTTCGCCCGTCCACGTACAGGCAGTCCAAGAGCGCGGCATCGCCGATGACAAGGCACGGCATGTCCGTCTCTTGGAATATCTCCTGCGCTAATATGATCGAATCTTTTTCGCTGTGCGTCTTCAGCACCTCGTGGGGCAGCAGGAAGCACAAGGCCAGAGGAAGGTCGAGAAGATCGTGCACGAAAACCGTGTGGAGCGGCGTCATCCCGAGCGCACGCATTACTTCGTTGGTGCTTTCGGGTGCTGTGAGGCGGGACAAAATGTAGACTGACGGCGTGACAAATTCCATGTTCCCTCTTGCTGGACTACTGGGGAGTCCCTGAGACTCCCCCTCTTTTGACGAAGAGATTTAGGCGATTGCGAAACTGAGCGGCAGGCCCTGTGCTTGGTTGGCCTGAATGTCGTATGCGCCGATGACCGTCTGCAACGCCTGAAGAACTTTTCCGGCGAAGTACGGCGAGCATGACGCGGCGATTTCAATGTCGGCGATGACGTTCGCCGGGTTGTCAAACACCGCGTTGAGCGGATACGTGTGCCCGTTGATGACCATCGTTGAGGTCACCGGGGCGACGCTCCACGTGACGCTGATCGTGAGTGTCGCTCCGCCTGTGATCGTGAATGTTGCTGGTGCTGCGATTGACATAGAGTCTCCTTAGACTATTTCAATTCCGTTGCGCCCGTTGCCGCCCGTTAGTCCGTAGCGGGTGACAAGGGTTGCCGCGTTGTTGATGCCCACGTTTTGCAGAGTCCCGACTGCGTTCGCAGCGCCGGTGGCTTCTGGCAAAGTGATCGCCGTACTGGCTGCGATTGTGACCGCGCCGGAACTCGTAACGACGCCTGCGAGAGCGCGACCGACGAGCGTGCCGCCGCCGAGCGTGATGGATGTGTTGGCAAGGATCGTGCCGACAAAGTTGCTGTTAGCGACCGTTGTGAGTGACGAACCGACCAGCCAGACGACGTTCGACGCCGTGGCTCCGTTCGTCAGGATTATCGACTGTCCTGACGCAAGGTTGATCGTGGACGATCCCTTGAAAATGTATGTGCCTGCGCCGTTGAGGACGATACCCGTGGACATCAAAGCAGCGCCGAAACTGTAATTTCCGGGCGTGTAGACGTTTCCACCGCTTCCGTTGGACGTGCTCAAGTCGATTGATCCGCCAAGGGAAGTGAATGTCAGTGAAGAATAGTAGTTGTAGGCAACAAGAGCAGCGGCCTGAGCTGCGGCAGCGTCCGTGTTGTCGATGGTAGCGAGCGGCGGGTTGAACCCCGTGATAGAAGTCGTTGGGAAAGAACCTATCACGACGGGCGGATTCGGGACGATGGTGGTGGCAGCCGAGGCGTTCGTGATTCCAGCGGCGGCCAAAATTCCGTACGGCGCAGCCGCGCCGAGTTCCGTGCCCACAGCGTCGTTGAAGGAGATCAGGATTTGCCCGACGATGGTTCCGAGCTGCTGGTACTTTACTTCGCCGCTGATCTTGAAGATGGCATCAATCGTGCCGGGCAATCCGGGCGAGACATCGGGATACTGCGGGACGGGCGGATACTTCTGGATGTCATTTGAAACCCAGATTTCCCCGTCGGCGAGAAAGTAGATAAAGATTGGGCTGCTCATAAAATGTTTGTTGCTCCTTGTGCCACTACACGTTTTCGGGCTTCGCTCAATTTGCGGCGATGCTCATCAGAAAACTTCCTACCTTTGTTTACGTGCGGTAGGACTGGAGATGCTGGCTTCTTTTCCTGCTTCGCGAACCAGTCTCTCTTCCACGAGTTCCCTTTACTCCGTGCCGCCACTGCGGCTCGAAACTCTGGAGTTCTGCAAGCCTCTAATCTCTTGGCTTCGGTCTCCGCATCGTGCAAGTTGCCTCTGCCCTCGGCGAAGCGTTGTTTCGCTGCCTCGCTTTGATGTTTCCGAACCTTCGGGTCTTGCATCGCTTCCCGTATAGCGCCTATGTGCTCTTCGCTCTTCGGGACGCCCCGTTGCCTATCTGCGGTTGCGGTTGTTCTCACCCGCATCTTTTCCACGGTCTCGGGGTTCGTCCACATCTTCTTTGAATTCTCGCCGATTAGCTTTATTGTCTCGGCGGTGTGTGGTCCCGTTCGTCCTTCGCCGCCCCGGCAGATGTTGTAACCACGTTCGGGGTTGCGGGAATCAAAGACGGTGATGACAAAAGTTTCAAGGCTGTCAAGCACTGCCTTCTCGCCGTGAACCTCGGCGAGAGCCTCTATGCTCCAAGCATCTTTGGGGTACTTCCGCATGGCGTTGAACAGATGCGACCCCATAGATTTCTTACTGCGAGCATGACTGAACTTCTGCCACAGGTACTTCTGCAAGCTGTCGCCCTTGTGCTGCCCGATGTAAATCTTTCCATTGACGGCATTCGTGATTTTGTAGATGAACATTTTGTGACCTCTCTGTCTAATACTGAGAAAGTCACAAAAGTTGTTTTTTCAGCCTATGGACGACTCCACTTGAATAATTCTGAACTTGTCCGTGCCCACGACCGTCTGCGGCGCGATGATGCAGCCGAAGAAGAAGTTGTAGATCGAAGCCGCAGCGATCAATCCGCCGGGGTCCAGAGAGTTAGAACCGATTGGGAAGTTGCGCGTCACAACTGTGAAGTTCTTCTGCGACAGGTTCGTCTTGCCGAGGCTGGACGAAATTGACGCCTGATGTCCGATCACGTAGACGTTGTAGCCGTTCTTCGGGGGCGATCCCGCGTAGCCCGGCGTCACGGTGACGGCGTTCGACTCGAAAAATTCGCATCCGCCTACGTTACCTACACGAGCGCCACGGATTCCGGCGAGGGCCGGGTTGTCCGGTGCGAGGCTCTCCGTGTACTTCTGGAGGTCGGTGAAACCAGCCGCCGTAGCGTCGTTGACAAGGTCATAGGCGTTGAGCGAGTGGATGATCCCGAAAAATAGGCCGTTGGCCTTGGGCTTCACGTCGAAGGCACGGAGCTTCCACACCGCTTGGCGTGAGAGCGAGGCGGTCATATAAAAACCGTCTGCGACCTTAATGTAGTCAGCCGGGGTCGCATTGGCCGCCGCGATGTAGGCGTTCTGGATGACGGTGTCAACCGAGTATGCGCCCCTAAAAGCGAGCAAAGCTGAACCCTCGGCCACCGTGTCGCTGATGGCTGTGAGCTTCACCTTGTTGGAGTAGCTGATGTAATCGACGTAGTTCGCGAGGTTCAAAACCGCCGGGACTTGCGTCACGGTCTGACCCACGCCGGGTGTGCCTTCCGTCGCTGGGACGGTGTTGGCAACCATCGCGGTGTAGCCGAAGAGCTGCATGGCGACGCCCGACATATCGGGCATGACCTTGAGGTCGGTGCTGGAATAGAAAAACAAGTTGTGATACAGGGTGTCGAGCGCGGTCCTATCGTAAAAAATCGTCGGATAGGCCGCGAGACCGCTTGAGACTACTGAGGCTGCTGTTGGCAAAGCCATAAATTCATCCTTGAGGTTCGGGTGGCTTTTGCCGTGCGGCGGGCTTCGGGCTTACTCTTGCGCCTTGTTGTCGGCGTCAATCGCGAGGCGGCGAAGCTTATCCATTGGCATGGCATAAAGCTCGTCCTCCGTAGGCTCCGTTTTCACGACTGGTGCAGGGCGTCCCCTCGGGGAGACCGTGCTTGCCTTCCGGCTGACTCGTGGCTGCGTAGCTTCCGTCTTGGGCTGGGCAATACGCTCAGTTGCCTTGACTTCCGCTTCCGTGGCCGCGTCCGCTTCCTCACTCCTGAGAACCAGCAATCCGCTGGAACTCAGGCTTTGGTAAGCCTTTTCCAATCCCGCTTCCGTGAACTCGGTGGCATCAGGGTAGAGTCTTGCGAACTCCGCCAGCATCTTGTCGCCGTTTCCCGTCTTGGGATCGGTTACAAATAAGGGGTGCGTAGCAACAAAATCTGTCTGCGCTTGGTCGCTGCGCGCTTTTCCGGCAGCGGCTTTGTTCAAAGTCTGGATCACAAGCTCCTCGACGACTTTCTCGGGTTCCTTCTGGAACCTCTGCCGAGTGACATACTCAATGTCAGCCTTCTCTTGGTCGGTCAGCACCTTCTCGGTCTTGACCTGCTTGCTCAGTTCGCGAATCTTGCGAGTAGCGCTGGCCTGCGCCGCGTTGATCTTGTCGATGTATGCCTCGTAGGCTTCCGCCTGCGTCGCGCCTTTGCCGGAAAATACCTGCACGCCGGAACCGTCGCCAAGGTCTATTTCGCGGCGGACGATGTACTCAGTCTCTTCCTCTTCCTCGGCTACTTCCTCGGCCTCATCGGTGGGGATCACGAGGTGGTCTGGATCATCGGCGATGACAACCTCGGCCTTGGCTGCGGGACGGACTTCTGGCTCGGCGACTTCCGCCTTCTCGGATTCCGCCAGCGCCATAGCGCGGAGTTCTTCAAGAGGTGCGGTCTCTGGATCGAATGCTTTTGTCTCTGGCATACTATTCTCCTTGTTCAGCTTCAAAATTCAGGTTTGCGTACCAATCGTCGTCTTCCTCGCGTTCCTCGAAAGACGTGAGCGACTCAATACCCTTGAAAAGTTCCGCGAAGCCCTTCTTGAGGGCGGTCGCTTTCAGCGCAAGTTCCTCGCGCTCTTCGGGCGTCTCGGCGTCAAGAATTGAATCCTTGGCTGCGTCCACGACGTTGTCCGCGATCTTCTTCACGTAGAACCAGCCCGGCGTCCCCACTATGGGGGCGAGCGCGATCCTGATTGCTGAAATACGTTCAAGTTCCGTAGGCATTACTGTCCTCCCTCTTCCTCACCGCTTCCCTGACCCAAGCTTTGCAACTCCGCGCCAGCGGCGTCCGCGTTGCCTTTCACGGCGGTTTTTACGAGTGAAACGCCCGCCTCAACTGTTCCTTTTTCGTTTATCTCCGAAAGTTTGTTATCGTGTTTTTGATTCTGTAGGTTCGCCGCAGCGACTCCGGCGGACATCGCTTGGTTCTTTTGGTTCATGCGCTGGAGCATTTCGGGGGTCATCTTGTGGAACAGCGTGTCCAAGTCCCAGCCGAATATGTCCAACGCTTCCTTGCACACTTCCTCGAAGTCGAAGTAGTCGCCCTTGACCTGTAGCGCATCCTGCACAGCGGACGAGGACATTGTGCTGAGGATCATGGGCAGGAGCTGCGCGGCGGCTTGGCGTGCCATGAGGTTCGCCCCGGCGATGACATCGACCGAGCACTGCGCGTTGTAAACGTCGGCGATGTCGCCTTCCCAAGCCTTCCCCTGCTCCTCGGTGAGGATGTGGTTGATCTGCTCGGGCTGAAGCTGGTCGAAGCAATCCTCCAGAAACTCCTCAAGGACGGGGATGTAGATGTTGTTGACAAATATTTCCAAGAAATACTGGAGGCGCTGGACCACGTCGCCTGTCAAGGCGTTCACCCCGGCTCCGGTGCGCAATGCCTGCTTGGGCATCATGTCCCCGCCGTTCGCGCCGACTCTCTTCGCTGCGCGGGATTCAGAGGACTCGATAGCACCCATCGCGGGCATGGAAATGTCCGGCGTGAGCAGCGGCTTCAGTTCTCCGTTGAGGTTGATGACCTTGCCGGGCGACACTGGAACATTTTGAGTTCCGGGTCCTAAACCTTTCATAAGTTGGTAGACGGGATTCAAGACGAGGGCGAGAGAGTCAACCCAGTTGCATGCGACGCCGACTTGTAATCTCTGCTCCCCGGCCAAAAGACGCGCTATACCAAAACCCCATGCGCTCCCGAGGATGTCGATGAACGCGCAACTACGTGCAGGCAGGTGCCGTTTCTCGTTCGCTTGGTTCCTGATCACGATCTTCCGCTGGAGCACGCCGAACACGTGGTCGTTCGAGTGGTACTCGATATATTCAAGCGGCTGCATCAGCGGGTCTTTGCTCGTGGCGTCCGCGTCAATGGAGGCTTGGAACTCGCGCCAAGTCGCTCTTTTGTCTGCCGCGAGAGAATCTTCGGTAGGTTCGTTCTTGTGGGAAAGTATCTCGCGAAGCTGGTCGTCGTCGGGAATGTTCTTGTAGTGCTCAGTATCCGCACGCATGTCGTGCAGGTCGTTCGCATCAATCATCAGTTGCTTGAAAACAAATTTTGCTCCGGTATAAACGTTCTGTTGGTAGCACGCGGAGTCGAAGCCGATGTTCTTCAGCGGCATGTTTGAATACGTGGGGAGGTTCATCGGGACTTCCTTCCACTTGCCCGTAACCTTGCCGTTCGTGTTCGTGTAAACCTTCTTGCGGATTTCCTTGGACTCCCAGCCGCTCCATCCGACGCAGAAGCCGTAGGACAGGCAGGTCTTCATCGTGAGGCGCATCTCCTCCTTGAGGTTCGCCTGCTTCACCGCCCACCAGAGGACATCGGATTTGGCGCGTGCGGCCTCCGGCGTGGTGTTGCCGAGCGGCTCAAGGATGAACGGAACCTTGCGCCCTGACCCGAACAGTGACATGTAAAGCACGGGCAGGATTTTCTCGATTGCCTCCAAGACGACGTGCATAGGCAGGTTGGCCTTCGGCTTTCCGTCGGGCCAGATGCGGGGTTTTGTATATGCACGAATGAGGTCGTCCGCGAGGTCGATGCCTGTGGGCATCAAAGCTTTGGATTGCAGGTATGCCACCGTAGTCTGCACGTCCGCGAGGACGATGCCGAGCGCGGTCTGGTCGTCGAACTCTTCCTCCGAAAAGGCCAAGTCTTCGGGTGCGATGATGGGGTCTTGGGCAAGCGAGGGATCAATAGCCTGAGGCAGGCTGCGGAAGCTGCTCACGCTGGATTCGTTGTCCGGGTTGTACTTTGAGTCTGCCATAAGGTCTCTCTATAGGTTTGGGTAGGTTAGAAGTAGAACCCGTCCATCCCGTCGTCAGGCAGCGGGTCTTTCGCGATTGAGTCTTCCTCCGCCTGCACCTGCGCGGCTATCGCGAGTATCGTGTTGCTCGGCGCTCTCGTGATCGTCTGCATCAGCGTCTCGCCGCCGAGCGTCTTGACCATCAGCGCGATGGTGTCAGGGAAGTCGTCGAGCGTGTTCTTCCCGCCCGGCCACCTGCCGCACTCCTCCACGATCTTGTCCCAGTGGCGGATGCCCCGGAAGATGCGGAGCTTCTTGATCTTGATCATCGGCTCGATGGACGCGATGCGGATGTCTTTCGCGTCGAGCTGCCCGTCGCGCTTCAGAAGCTCGATGGGGAGGTAGATGCCCCGGTACTTGCACATCAGCTTAAGGAACTCCGTGAACACCACGGATGTGGGCGTCTTCTCGATGAAAATCCGTTCCGGTCTGTGCCGCAGCGCCATCTCGATGATGGACTGCGCAAGCTCGGGGCTTCCCCACTTGCCCCCGGCGCAGTCCACAACGTACTGTGTCATCATCTGGTCGTGCTTGCCGACGATGACCACGGACTCGTTGCTCCACTCGTTCGTGGTGCTTGCCGTGTCGATGAAAAATATCGCCGCCGAGAGCGGTGGTGCGTCTTCGGGATTTATGAGCGCGGACTCCAGCAACGCCTTGGTGAGCTTCTGTCCGCCGCGCTGCGCGGGCCTATTGAGCATCTGGCAGCAAAACATTTCGGGGTCTGCATCCCGCATGTTGAGAAGGCTGTCCGTGGTGAATCCCACGAGCCTGTTCGGATCGAGGCGCGAAGGCTGCTGCGGGAAGCGCGGCCCCTTCTCGGGGTCTCCGTCCTTCCAGCAGTCGGTGATCGAAATCTGCCATTCGCCCTTGTTGTGGCGCTGTATTTCCTCGTACAAGTCCCCAAAGGCATAGCGGGTGCCGCTGACCACGGCGAAGTAGGGATTGTCAAGAAGCGGCATGCACAGCATGAAATCCGTCTTGACCTTGGCGAGCTGCGGGGCGGACTTGTAGTTCGACTCGTTCACGAGGTCGTCAAAAAATCCGATGTCGTAGTGCTGTCCGGTTTTTATGCTCTTGGAAGACGCGACGGTGACGGTCGCCTGCGCGAGACCTTTGTTGACGCGGCACGGCACGGTGAAGTTCATGGCTGTGCCCAGCCGCTTGTTCAGGACGCAAAATTCGGGGAAGAGTTCGGGGATGCGGGAATTGGGGTTCTCCCCGTTGAAGTGGCACTTGATCTGGTGCAGGAGCGTCTTGGTAGTCGGGACGGAACCCTGCATTATTAAAATTCTGATGTCACTGAAATTCAAAATTAGGCAGACGATAAAAACCATGATCGCGGTGGTCTTATAATGGCCGCGTGCCCAGAGGATCAAACGCTTGACTATGTAGGTTTGCTGCGCCCAAGGCTTCGAGGGATCGGGTTTGAAGAACTGCGCCCACAAGAGGTCGTGGACTTCGGGGACGAAATCATAGCCCATCATCTCGGAAAGGAATTGGAGGTCTGTGCGGCAGCGCCTGCGTACCTCAAGACGTTCTGCCATCTGGGGGGTGATGCTTGTCACTGGGTTCCTGTGTTGCTGAGGGTCTTTTTCCACGGTGCCGTCTCACCCGCGTTCACGGGGTGTAGGAAGATGTGCGCTGGCCAGACCCGTTCGCCAGTTCTTCCCGTGGAAAAATTACTTCCCTTCGTGCGCTTTCTTGGCGTTCTGGAACGCGGCAATCGCAGCGCCCTTGCCCTTCGCGGCTTCGATGCGCTTGAAGTTGCCAGTCGTTTTTGTCCGACCGAGTTCCTTCACCGCTGCGCGGCCGTGCGCACCCTTGGGCTTGTGGCCCTTGGACGCGGGCACGAGCTTGACTTTCTTGCCGCTCTTTTTTCCGTTAAGTATAGAATTGTCCATAAGTCTCCTTAGCTTTCCCTCGCCTCAAGCTCCCTGATCTTCTCGTTGAAGTCAGTCTCGGGTTCGGGGGGCTGTTCCTTCTTGCCGGGCTTGAGCTTCCAGCCGCGAACGCTCATGTACATCTGGGCGAGCGTCACGAACGCGGTGTCGTTAAGCTCGGAATCCCTAAGCCGGGTGACGATCATCCGGGCAAATTCTTTTTTGCCGATATAGGCTGGAACCGTGCCTTCTATAAAAGGAGTCACGTATGCGTCACTCTCCTTAGCTTCCTTGCGGAGGCGGCGTTCCTCAGCGCGGCGCAGGGCGGCGCGTTGTTTCGTGGAGAGAGAGCGCCAGTCCGGGCCGAACACGCGGACGAAGTCCTTCTCCCAGTCCTCGCCGTAAAGCTCGCGGTATCTCCCGGCGCGTATCTTCTCGATGTCCTCGGGTGTCGCCAAACGATCAACTAACAATGGTGCTATCCTCCGACTTCTGCGCGGCGAGGTGCTCCTGCATCTTGCGATCCATGTACTCTTGGATTTGTGCGGGTGTAACCTCAAAGCGGTCAAGGATGTACCCGACAACGAACTCAAATTTGAGTTGGCTCTCCTTGAGACCGACCAGCACTACGGAATATTGGTCAAAAACATCTTGTGCTTCTTTCCGTGTGATCAAACCTGACCAGTATTCCCCAGTCGATCCGTTGCTAAATTCGTTAGCCATTTTTTCTCCTTTTGTTCCACGGCTGCTCGCCGCGTGCCTTCCTCAAAACCCAAGCGGCTTTCATCTTTGCCTTCGCCTCGCCTGTGTAAGTTGTGCCCGTGGTCTGGCGACGATTATTGGCGGACGCCCTTGCACGCAGCCAGCGGATGTTGCCCGGCTCGTAGTTGCCGTTGTTGTCCTTGCGATCCAGTAGGTAATGAGGTTTCCCGCTGGAGAACTTGCCCTCAGGTCGCGGACCTACTTCGGCGAAGAACTCCTCAAAAGATACGAACAGGAAACGGATGCCCCTGTCGTAGTAGTTCTCGTGATCATGCCATCCGGGGCTGCAACGGTGCTTGGCGTTGCGGTAAGCGGAATACTCTACGCTCCCCGTCATGCCATGCCTCAGAGTGCTCATTCTTTTTCTCCCTTAATCTCAAGCATCGCCACGAGTTTTTTCGTAGCCAGTTGCCGAATCTCTTTCCTCAGAGCCTTGGACTGCAAATCTTTCTTGGCTTGCTCCGTGATCGCTTCCTCAAGCTCCTTGCCGAGGGACGCGAGAAGCGTCTTCTCAAGAAACAGCGTGACAGTCGCCGTGAGGATCAGGCGCTCGGGGTTCTGCGGGTCGGGCCTGATCTCGATCATTCGCGTTCCTCGTCGTCCACCGGGAGGGGGACCGAGAACCCTACGGCGTTGACGACCTCGTCGTTCTGGACTTCGGGCTTCTCTTTCATGTCGTTGACTTCTATGACCGGGTAATCCGACTCCAAATTCAAGGCTTCCTGCACGCTCCTAGCCCTGATGTACTTGCGAACCACGTAGTCCCTGTACTTTCCTTCCATCATCAGGTTATGCCTTTGCTGCTAATAGAAGGCTCGCCAGCGAACAATAGGCGAAAGGTTGACTTCTCATGCCTTCTCCGTCAGATCGACCAGCAGGACGTTGTTGGGGTCGGACTTGGGGCCGTAGATTCTGGCGTCGCGGTGGCGCACAGAGACATCCCAGCGGACGCCGAACGCGAAGATGACGGCGGCGTCGGGCAGCTTGGTGGAAAGTTTTCGGACGTTGTGCTCGGCAGCCTGCGCCTCCGATAGCCCGGACAGCAGGTCATACATACCGTAGGGATGGACATCGGCGTGCCAGTTGGAATCCTCGAATCGGTTCACGCCCAAGCCGAGGAGCGCAAGCTCCACGCGGCGGACGAGGGACACGGACAGGAGTTCTCCCTTGGGAAAGTCCACGGGGACTCCGAAGATATGCTCGGGCGTGATGGACACGCCGTGGCGGATGAGGATCGTGCTAGTGTTGCCGTGGAGCTTCGGTGTCACAAGTGGTGCCATGCTGTCTCCTGATTGCTGTTCTGCTTCTGTCTAATACTTCATAGTCGGAAAACGGAATGGTTTACTCTTCGATTATTTTCTAATCAACCGCTAAGCTGGCAAGCGGCGGGCGTGGGGGGCAGTGCCACCGGCTTCCCGGAAAAAAATCGGAAGGCTCGGCGCGGCTGGACTGGCTTGGAGTTGAAAACAAAAGACTTAGTTACTTGTGATGCGCGACGCTTGAACGTCTTCTTTCAACAAAGAGGGTCAACTAACGCATGGGGTGGGATTCAGAGCGTGGAAACGTCGATTCCGGTGCTCGGTTCGTGAAAACAGCGAATCATTGCGGCGGTGTTTCCTGTTCTCCGAAACTCGGTGACGCCATCGTGTCGTTCAGCCCCGGCTTGATAGCCACGCATCTCGCAACGGACCATGCGCCGCAAACTTTAATCCGAGCGGTGATTCAGGAGCGCCTCTCACTGTTAGGTGGGGTTTACTCTGTCGCGGAACTTCTCCGCGCACCACGCCCGCCCGAAACTTTGAGGCGGTGTTCCATGTTGGCTTTCACTCAACGTACTGGAGTACGTTGGCATGCGACCAAGTCGTAGGTTCTCCCTACGCCCCAATCCGCCTCTGAATAAGGGGCGGGAATTGTGATTACTCCCGCGCCGCCAAAACCGGGCGGCGCGTCGGCTTCGCCGAAAAGCCACAATGCGGATGCTCATCACGGAAGCGTGATCAAGAATGCAGAACTCTGTACCGTGCATCCTTGCTTTCTTGCACCCTTGCATTCTTGCTTTGTTGAGCTAAGTCCTTTGTTATAATAATAATGTAGTAAAATTATAATCAAGGATGCAAGAATGCAACGATGCAGCACACAGGGATGTGCATTCTTGCTCACAGTTCCCCTCCCGACATAACGATGAGAACCTCTGGCTTCGCGGGCTGCTCAAACTCGTAGAGATGCTCTGGGAGCACCATATACCAGCGTTCGCCTTTCTTGCGGCGAAGGATTTCCCTTTCCTGTGTGAGATCGTCCGCCGCACGCTTCGCGGTGTCGGACGAATGCCCCTGCTTCTCAAGCGCCGCATACACGTCCATTGACAGCTTGGGACCGTCGGCGAGCATCGCGGTGATCGCCAACCTGACGACTTCGCGCTTGCCGCCTTTGGTTTCGCGCTTCTCTTTGATGGCTTGGTTGGCGTCGTCCGCCTGCATCTTGGTTCCGTCGCCCCAGACAATCATGGGATGCTTGCCGACTTCGCTGTTGACTTCTCTTGCCACGGTCAGCAGCTTGAGACCGTCATGCTTGTCGCTGAGGTTGCTCTTGATGCACGTCATCATGTGCGCGTGCTCGTCGTCCGACTCTGGGTCTCGTGTGAACAGCCACGCGGCGCGGCAAGCCCCGGCGATGCTCGACGCGCCCTGTATCTGGTCTATCGCCGCCGCGTCACCGCGCTTGTTGGTGTGCGTTACACCGACCAGCGTGAGGTTACGTTTTTCACAAACGTCGCGAAGCTGGTTCATCACCGGGCGCATGTCTTTGTCGTGATTGGTGTTCTTGCTTCCGTAGACGCCCGTGGTGGGATCAATGATGAGCAGCGAGACATCTGGGTACTTCGCCACGATATGGTTCAGCATCGGGCAGTCTTGGCTCAAATCAATCTCGCGGCGGTCTATGCGGGTGTATTCCCTGTCGTAGACTTCAAACGACTGGTTGTCCAATAGCTCGATGTTGGCGAGGTTAGCACCAGCAGCCATCAGGCGGGGAATGACTGTGCGCTTGATGTCGTCCTCGCCACAATACATCAGCACCTTCTTGGGACCGTTCTCGTTCTTCGCGCCGTCTGGGAAATCCATCCCGCTTGACACCCTCGCGGCGAGGTCGGTAGCCCACAGGCTCTTCGCGTTGCCCGGCTTGCCCACGCCCCAAGTGATAGCACCCGCTGGTATGCGATCCTGCCACAGCCAGTGCTGCGGCGCGGGCTTCACCGTCGCGGCGTTGATGGATGTTATTTTCGTGACGAAGGAGATTCCCTCGATTTCCTCAAGCCAGTGCCCGAGGTTGATGCGTCCAGCCTGCGGCTTGAACGCCTCAAGCTTCTTCGAGTAACGCTCAGCTTCCACGGCTACGGCAGCTTCCTTCGCGTTGCGGGCACGCTCGGCTTCCATTTCCTTCTTTGCCCTGAGCGCCTCTAGATTTTTTGCCTGCTTGTCATTCATTTGACGCCGCCTTCGGCTTGCGCTTGCTGCCCGGCTTGGGTCCACGCTTGCGGGTCAGTCCCAATACGCGGGCTATCACGCTGACCTCCGCTGTCGATGATCCGGTAGCCGCAGAAATGTCCCTGTAGAGCACGCCCGCCCGCAGCAGCCTCGCCACTTCTTCTATTGGAGCCTTGTCTATTTTAATGATTGCCATCTGTTAGCCGCCTCCGGCGACTTCTATAGATACGGACGCGTAGTTTATTTTTTTGCCAACTAACGCTAATTGGCAAAATATTATGGATATGGGGTGCTAGGTTAGGAACTCAAATAAAAGACCCTCCGCTTGAACGGAAGGTCGGGGAAAACATATGAACGCTGTAAAAGCTAATACTGAGGAACACGTGCACGCTGGGAATGTATGCAACGGGGTCCGCTACCTCGCGGGCAACGCCGGGGACTACCGCTGGGTGAAATGTCCGAGGACAAATCCAAGCCCGCTGCTGCACCTGCTCGGCGACGAAGTGCAGGATACAAACGAAGTACAGAACACGTTTGCAATGCTTCGTGAGAATCGCCGCAGACTCAAGTCCGAAGGTTTGTCGAATCGAGCAATCGACTCCATCAACGGAGCGTTCGCGAAAGAGATAGCTGCATCAAGGAGACTAAACATGGAAACGGAAATCATGACCGACAAGGACCGCATCGCCGCGCTGGAAGCCCGAGTACAGCGGATGAAGGGGGCTTACAACCAGCTTGTGGCGTTTGCCAACTCCCTTGAGTCCCGCATCGAGGCGCTGGAAGGCAAAGGCAAGCAGTGAGCAACCCGGACAGCAAGGATCAGGCTTTGGGCTGGAGCGCATCCGCGAAGGGTCCGCTCCAGCCGAACCCCGGCCGCCCTGCGGCGATCCCAACCACGACATCTACGGTGCCCCGTGCCCCTGCACGGAAGGCGAAGATGGGAACAGTGTTCTGTGCGCCAGATTTCTAATCTGGATGTGTCTGGTCTGGAGAAGGCCGTGACCACTACTTGTTCCCGCGAATCGACGGTTCTTTCGCCAGTTTCATGCGCAGCAGTTCAAGAGGGCCGGCGGGCTGAATGATTGATTCACCCAAGCCCAAGACTTCACGGGCGAAGCGTTCGTCCAATTCGTGGCGGACGGCATCTTTGTCGATCTCATGTATAGGTGGCAGAGATTTATCGCTCATCTCGTCAAACAGTCTGACCGCTTCATGAACCTGCCTTGGAGTGAATGCGGTTACATCCATGATCGGCATACTTTGCAATGCGGTTTTGCCAATGTTGCCTCTCCCGGACTGCTGCTTATTGGAATGCCACCAGCGCAAGAGAATCCCCAATGATGTGTTCGCCCAAAGAACAAGAGCTTTCTCCAGTTCAAGCGAAGACATTTGAATTGACAGCCACGCACGCCCCCCAATGGATTTCCGAGGTGTCAACTGCATACCCGTCGATTGGCTGTTGAATCGGAAGTCGCAGTTGAAGTGGCAGTGCGAAGCGGTGGCCCAAACGCCCTCCACCTTCTTGGCGAGTGCTGTCTTCTCGTCTGCGCTCCCTCCTCGGCGCGGAATCCCTTGGCAATCCTCGTTGAACGACATCGTTCGCTCGCGGTCGGCGTCATGCGACCAGAGTGCGGGGTATGTCGGGACTTGATCCGAGTTCACTGGAGTGATCTCGAAGGGGCCTCTAAGGCTGCCATCAGCATTAGTGCCGTTGATGTCCCTGTGGATTGGCCCGATGTCTCCTATCTTTTCAACTGTTGTGATCGCAATCTCAATGGCGTCTGTCTGGTTCATCATCGGAAGCCACACGCGCTTTTGCTGAGCGAGTTGATATGCCGCTTGTGCCAATGAAAGATCAGCGATGCGTCCCAAGTTCCATCCACCGTGCAAGGGTAACGGCGCGTCCATCGCTTGACCGATGACATCGTCACCAAAGTACAAGGGAGTGCCGCCCATCGGCCCATCCTCAAGGCGGCGAATATTCTTTTCCGCCATCAACCTGTGAATCTGCTGTGCCGCACCCGCTCCTAGCATCGGGTACGCCGGACGCTCATTGAGGATTACAAACGTTGCCCGTTTGCTGTCCGTCTTCGACCTACGGCCGACCACGAGGCATTCCGCCATGTTCGTATCCGCAGAGAAGGACGAATCCTTGTCGGTGTCTCCCGCGATTGAAATTACCACGAGGTCGCTGTAGCTTTTTCTTAGTAACAGGCGCGAGTCTTCCCACGATTCGCCCACCATCAAGCTCAGCGGCATGACTAGCGCCAGCACACCACCATCTTTCAGTTTCCGGTCAGCAAGAACCAAGAAAATCGAAGCCTCTCCGGCATTGCCATGTGCGCTGGTGCCAGCCGTTAAGCGTTTGGTGGCGTCAGCCATCATCCGTTGCTCGTCAGCGGAAGAGGTAAAGGCAGCGAACATCGGATTGGGAACGTTGAGCCTGTCCGCTTCGTGAACAGTTGCGCGAGTGAACGGCGGGTTCATCACTACCAAATCAAACGACGCATGAGGAAGAGCAGCCCATATTTCACGCTCTTTTTCTCCCATGCTCTCGGCTGCCTTAGCGGTGATCGCCAAAATCTCAAATTTTCGCTGCGGGTCAAGTAAGTCAAGAGAGCCTAATGCAAGTCCACCGTCAGGTTGTTTGCCATACGCGACGGTCATGATTGAGCTTTGCTCGTACTTAGTGGTGGGATGCGCACCTGAAACCATCGAAGCAGTCAGGTGCGCAGCAGCCGGAAGCACGTCGCAGCCGATGATCGCGTGCGCCATCATGTCGGAATGGACCGCCTCGGAATCTCCCCCTGCAAACTCGTGCAGTTGTCCGACTCGCTGGTACGCCGTGGTGAGCAGCGTGCCTGTGCCACATGCGAAATCTGCGATCCGCAGAGCCTTAACATTGTCCGGGTTAGCCCAAGACGTACCCGCAGGCGTTTTCTCAGGCACGACCGCCAAGCCGATCAACAACGCAGCGGAAGCAGGGGTCGTGTAGTAAGCCGCCAAGAACTTGCGGTCCACGATCATTCGCTGGAAAACGGCTCCGGTCAGATCGTGCGACCGCATCAGTTGATTCTCAAGCAGCCTGTCCGCAGTCTCGGCGAGGCGCTCGATGAGACGCTTGCTCTCGCCAACCGGAACGTGTTCGAGGATGCGGCGGGCAATGTCGAAGATGGGCCAGTAGTTGATTTTGAGAATCTTGCGCCACTCGCTGAGTACAGATGATTTGTTGAAATTCTTGTTGCCGCGAAGCTCGTCAACCGAGTTTATGTTCGGAAACTTTCCAGCCAAATTCTCGTGGAAGACGAATGCGTTGGCTAAGATCGTTGTCGCCATTCGGCGAGTCTGTTCGCCGTCTTCTTGAAAGAGTTCCTTGGCGATCAGTTGGACGGCTTCGTCGTTCTCTTTGGCGATTTCGATCAGCATCCCCGCAGCCTCGCTGACGCCGCTTACCAAATTCGCAACGGCTTCTTCGATGACATCCGGGGGAACGGACGCCGCCTGCGTGAGGATCGAAAGGTCGGGCACCGTGCCAACCATCCAGCCCGAGGTTGGCCATCGTACTGCGGCTGATGCGCTGCTTCCGGTGTAGAGCGCCATTTCCAGATCGACAGCCGAAGCCAAGTCCTTTTGGAGGGCGTCGCCATACTTCTTCCGCAGCCGATCCGGCAGCCTCACGGCTACCGAGGACAAAATCTTCCGACCTGTGGTGCGCATCTGGACGCCGAGGCGCGACAATGCTTCAGCCTCCACGGTCGTCGCCGGAAAGACCTCCGTTTCGATCACGACGGGGCAGACGTTGGGTTCGATAACAAGTATGTCGGGGCGTCCAGCGGTGTCTTTTAGCTGGCCCGTGTCCTCGGACGTGACCACCTTGTCATCACGCCACGCACGGCGGGTGCCACGCAGAAGCTCGGCAAGTGCGTCGTTAATGGTGTGCTCGGTTCTAGCCATAAACTTTTGCGGAGCCAGTTGAAGCTAAACGAACGGAACACGCAAGCCTTGATTTCGGCGGACGAGCTTGACCCATGTCGGAAACGGCACCCCGACCCAGTCCGACACGAGGATTATAGTCGTTCATGAATGACTGTCATGTCCAAAGAAAAGAGCCGCCCGGCTAAAAGCGGCTCTCACCAACATATTTAACGTGATATATTCCTTCGCATGAAACTTCGCAAACGCACATCTTTCAAAAAAGACAGGCGGCGAATCCACCATCATTGGCAGGTGACTCTGTTTTACAAGGACGGCGAGCGGTTCGCCCGCGTCTACACGGTTCATGCCAAAGCCGCTTCATTTGCGGAGCGGCAGAAGAAATCCCCGGTCGTGAAAATGGCTCGCGTCACGCAAATCAGCTAAAGCTACAACCTACTGAATCCGGGCTGTTGCTAGTCGGGATTCCATTTCCGAGAGCAGAGCCTCACCTCTCGGCGTTAATCTCATCGTGAACCCATTCCCTGAAATAAACTGCCAAAAATCCCCGATCTCGGAAAAATCCCACCACAGGGAACGAGATGGCTCGAATTTCCTGAGTTCTAGGCAAGACATGTTCCAGAGAGGTATCAGGGGGCGAAACAGCACCTCATCAGGGGATTCTCCTAGCCATGGTCTCCCAAAACCTTGTGCATCTTGGCGGGCAAGAGTCCGGTAGCCGCTGGTTTTTGTTTCACGACCGGAGACACCTTTGGCTCGCCTCAGCGCGATCAGAATAGTTAAAAAATTATCGCTCATTTGGACCTCCTGAATCGAATTTAGCGCTAGCTATGCTTCTCGCCTAGATCGTCGCGCCTTAAAGTTTACGCTCAATCAGTCATGCTATCTGACGCGATATATTCGCGATTCGCAACTGATATACAATAGAAGGACGACCCCGTAGATCAGTTGACAGAAGAGTAGTGCTTGTTCTCTTGGATGCGCGGCTTCGGTTTACACCCCTCGTGCTTACCGAGCATGAGAGCCGCTGCTATGTCAACAGCACTGTTCACGACTTCATGTTTCTCTTCCTGCCCGCAGTTGTCGCAAGACACGACAACCTCAAAACCCCATTCCGCAACGCGGGTCTCGGCGTGATGAAGATGTGGATGCTGTCCGAGAATGTTTCGAATCGCATACTGTCCGGCACGAGCGACAGGATCAGAGTTGTAGTACCTGCACAGCTTGTTGAGCGCGTCTTCCGAGAGAGCGGTACCGACTGAATCCGCTGCCAGATGCTCCCGCAGCTTGGCGACCGCAAGGACAAGGTCTTGGAACTCTTTGTGGACTTTTTCCATGTTCAACTCCTGCCCTTTAATGATAGCAACTATTTTTCGGGACGCAAGACCTTATTCGCTATTTTTTCGCCTCGCCAATTACGGATCGCCGTGAGCCGCTCTCAAATACTCGGCGTTGAACGCCAATCGAGCAGGCTCAGTGATACAATCGCCTCGGACCCCGTAGCTCAACGGATAGAGCGCCAGCCTTCTAAGCTGATGGTTGTCGGTTCAAGTCCGACCGGGGTCGCCACCATTTCTGGAGGTCAGATGTCGATCCCCGCCAAGTGTGAAATATGCAAGAACCCCACCAATCTGAGCTTCGGTTTCGGCACAGGTTTGCACTACTACTGCGAAGCCCACAAAGATGAACTCTTTGAAAAAGTGACTGGCAAAAAGCCCAGGACCGTTTCCAAGTCTAAGTGAGAATAGCGGCTCCCAAGTACCGGGTTGTTACTCCTTCGGTCTCGTCAGCATCCGCGTGACGGATGTACGCCGCTGCCGCGACGTTTCGACCTATGCGGCTGCCGCCCTCCTTTTCCTTGCGCCGGGCTTGTGGTTGTAGTGCGCTTCGACTAGCGAGCGCAGCTTCGCACGGTCGTCTAGAAAACCGATAATCTGCCCGTCGGGGCGGATAGTGAGACGCAGGCGGTGTTCCTGCATCAAGCCCGCAACCAGATCACGGTCGAGCGCCATCATGTCCAGCTTTGCCTTTGCTTTTGCCGCTGTAGCCATATTTGTCTTTCTCCTTTTGCGGGTCGGGGTTGATCCCCGTCCCTGCCATAGGTATACAGGCCACCTTCGAAAATCGTCTAGTTTGGGCGTAAGCGGCCCGGAATCAATGGCCTAAAACCAAAGTACCATTGCACAGAAGACGGTCAGCTTGTATCCTCGATTCATGGCGGCTCCCAAGCATCGAAAGGAGAAAATCATGATTGGGAGCGAAGTGTGTTTCAAGGAAGCTGCGGAAGCGTGGATCAAGTCCGCAACGACCCGATCCAGAAAGAGAATGCGGTTGACCTCGGTCCCGACGCTCGAAAGCGCGTTGAGGCTGTACATCTATCCGGTGCTCGGTTCCCTGCCTTTAAGCGAAGTCCACAACGGCAGCCTCAAGCTCTGCGTGGACAAGATGAAGGCGGCCGGGCTGTCGAGCGCCACGCAGAACGGATATTGCAACATCGTCAAATCCGTGATGAAAAGCATCATCAACCCGGTCACCGGCGAACCCGTTCACGCACGGCATTGGAACTCGACGTTCTTGGATTTAGCCGTCGTCGAGCATTCCAAGACGCCGTGCCCCAGTGCAGCGCTCATCGAAAAGATGCTGAGTCAGACATGCCGGGGAAGCTGGGAGCGCAGGTTGTTTTTGCTCCTGCCTTCCACAGGTTTGAGAATTGACGAAGCGCTCGCGCTCGAATGGTCTGACCTGCGGAACGACGGAAGAACGCTTTCCGTCACGAAACAGGTCAACAGGTTCGGCGTGGTCGTGCAAACCCTCAAGACGAAATCGGGGAAAAGAGAAATTGATTTGCATCCCGACGTGACGAAGGTTCTGCTCGCGGATTGCCCCGGCTCCAAGTCAGGCTTGATGTTTTCGACAAGCAACGGCTCGCCGTTCTTGGCCGGAAATATCGAGAAGCGCCGACTGCGGGATTTCGTGACCGGAAGTTTCCACCAATTCCGCAGGTTCCGCAACTCGCATCTGCGGGAAGTGAATGCCCAGCCAGACCTGTTGCTTTACTGGATGGGGCACAAGCCGAGTTCAATGACCGAGGTGTACTCAAAAATTTCTCGGAACTTGGAATTTCGTCTTGCGGAAGCAGAACGCGTCGGGCTGGGTTTCGTAGTGAAGGAAGGATTCTCGCTGGTGGATCGCCGAACGGGCAAAGAAGTGCGCCCGACATGGCGCGTCATGAGCGGGAGAGTTGAACGTCTCAAGAAGCAGAAGGCGGTCGCCTGACCGTCTTTCTTCGAAGCAGAGGGTCGGGAGTTCGAATCTCTCCGGGCGCGCCATTCTAAAACCTATCCCCACATTGGTTTACGCTACTTTCTCGGAATCAATCGACACAACATTTTGTAGCCCAACGTAGCCCAAATGAAAGCCCAAACCTGCACGCTCGCACCACTCGGATCGGAATGCAACGTCTTCTCTCAACTGTGTGGCATACCTGTCCGTAAGGCTTCGAGAGTGCCCGAGCCATAATCCAATCAGATCTTCAGGCACCTGGGCTTTGCGCAGCACTGCCGCCCTATACCGTCTGAACGAATGGAATCCGCATGTCGCACCCGCGGCGTGTAAGGCCCGATGCACATTTCTTGATGACAGAGGAGTGCCGTTTCGCGTGGAAAACAAGTAACCCTTCTTCCCAGCGACGTACTCGCGTAGGATTTGTGCGAGTTGTTCTGGGATGTCGATCACGCGAATAGCATTCTCTGTCTTCGGTTTTTGCTCTCGGCCGTGCCAAATGCTCCGCCGAACATGGAGGACCCTGCACTCCGAGGTCAAGTCGTCCGTCTTCAAGCCTAAGGCCTCTCCAATTCGAAGCCCTGTGCCTGCGAGCAAATCCACAAGGACCGCGTACCGCGGATTGATGGCGGCACGGATCTCCTGAAGCTTCGCTTGGGTTACAGTCGGACGATGTTGCTTCGTCGGATCCACAATTGGCATACCGACGAAGTTGTGATTCCATTTGCGCGGGTAAACCTCTTCGCCCTCGGCGTTGACGGCACTGGCCACCACCATCTTTACAACCTTCGAATGCGTAACGATGGTTTGCGGGGAAAGCCCAGCGCAAGACATCTTGTCAATCAGCCCTTTTAGAGCGGCATTACCCACGTCCGCGAGAAGTAAGTCGCCAAGATTCGGCAAAGCCCATTTATTCAATGAGTGTTGCCATCCCGAAATCGTGGCGGGTTTGACCGGCTTGCGGCGCCGCGTGGAAAGTGAGGCGATCCACTTTTCCGCCTGAACGCGAAATGTTGTCGCCGGTGCTGTGGTTGAGGTAAAGGTCTGCTTGCTATTGACCTCCGTGGTTTCGATGTAGTCACGGAGCTTTTGTTTGGCAATGCTAGGCGTGCGGCAAACTCCAAGCGCAATTGTTCTGCGCTGGCGTCTGCGGCCCGGCACGTCAACCCAAAAGCGCCCGTATGTTTTTCCTGCAGGGTCCCATTTCTGTGAATGTTGAAACACGCTGCCTTTCTGACCGATTCGGCGGGACAAAGATGGTCCTCTCCGCCTTATCGCCGTTGCGTCGAGAAGGGTACCGGTAACCGCTTTGGATTGCAATTCTTTGGCTGGTGCGGGGACGTGTCTGTCCCCTCGCGATCCGCGGGCGGAAATATCGTCCTCGACCTCAATTTGCGAAATCGCGAATGGGAGCTGCAGTTGTTGCCTCGTCGAATCCGTGCGCGCACCTGTCGGCCGATCTGAAGAGTTTTCCTCTTCGAAACGGCCCAGCGTGTTTGTGCATGTATCAGACATGATTAATTATTTTTGTTTGTCGTTTCCTACTGGTTGTTCTTGAGTTTCTCTCTTGCAGTTCGTGCAAGGTCACGTGTTTTGAATGGCCCGGCTTTGTCAGCTACATACCAGCCGTCTGGTCTCTTCACGATCAGAAACGCCCTGCGATCCTTTTTTGGTGGAGCCTTGTATTGGAGGCCAATTGCCTCGATGGCCTGTTTAGCCTGAGTGACGGGACTAAACTTGTGATATCCAGTGCCGGGCTGGAAATAGGACCACCCCGCATAAGCTTGGTGGATTTGTCCGGGCGGTCCCCGAATAGCGTTGTGCTCCACTTGAAGCCCATGCCGATCCGTGAATTGCCGCAAGTTCATCCACTCTTTGCTCATGCTGCTGTTCCCCCCTGTCGTATTCGTCATGCTTGGAAAAGGAGGCAGAATCGTAATGCCTCCCGTTGATTTTTGAGCTAAGGCTCAGGAATGCTTGATTTCCAGAGCTCTGGTCAGGAGCGCTTCCCCAGCTGCCGCAGCGACCTCGGCCGCTTTCTCGGGAGTCACGCCGTCCTTTTCTTGGAAGGTTGCTACGACCTCAAGCGCTTCTCCAGCAGCTTTTTCCGCCCAGCCCTTGAGATCATCAACCGGTGTGGATGAACGCTTTTCAGTTGAGGTATTGCTTCTTCGGATGAATAATTCGACGAATTTGTCAGCGGCCATTTTCTTCATGTCTGAAATCTTTTGAATTGCGAGGATTTTCAGACTCCTGGTCGCCGCCAAGTCGATGTGCGCAGAATCGGCCGCCGTTAGGAACGACGGAGGCAATTCCAATCGATCGACCTCTTGAAAGTTCTGGACATAGCGCATCACTGATGAGCGGGGAATGCGTATATTTTCGTAGGCATCCCGTAGATATTTATCAAATCCGCCAGGATAGCCCCCATCGACGACAACCTTCTGGATGGATGCTAGTTCCTTGCCGATCTGATAGATCGTTGATCGGAGCGCCGCCATCTGTTGCGCGCCCTTCACGAGAAGTTTCTTCACCTCTCGTTCGCGGCTCGCAAGTTTGGTGCGTATTTGTCGGCGCACTTTTTCGTCCTGTGAAACGATAATGCTCTGTAATCGCAACATCTGCTGTACCTTCCGAATCTCAACTTGAGACACGAAGAATCCCGTTGTTCCCAAGCTGAAGACATGCCGATGAAGTGCAGGCCATCGGTCAGCTTCGAGCCTACAAAGACTTGAAAACCGCGAACAGACGCTTTTGGAGAGGTTCATTTACGAATGGTCCGCTTTCGTGGTGTGCTCCTGAGAGGGGGTCTCCTTTGGGGGGAGGGGCCAGCTGTTTGGGGAGGGCGGTGAGCCTGCCATTCAATGTAGCAGCGCACCAGAAGAGCGTGGTTGTAATCTATGTCCAACCTCCTCGCAATTGCGCGAGAGTGTTCCTTGACACGGTCGGGGCTGATATTCATTTCACGGGCAATTTCTGTGTATCGTTTGCCATCGTATATTCCACGGAAAACGATCATTTGCCTTTCAGTTAGCTTCAGGTCAGCCCACCGCTTTCCCTTACACTCAGTCTTTTCGCAAGCCGGTCCCAGCAGATTGGCAGGTCTAGGTGCCCCACAGTAGACACATTGACCTAGAAAATAACGATCCCGCTGACGTATATTTTTGAACTCGCCGAGGCTGTGCCTGAGGCAGATCTCGTAAACAATCTCGTTCATTTTGCGCTATTCCTTTGCACCCGAACTTTCAAGCATCCTGCTGCCGGATGCAGGCGATGGACGTAGAGATCCCGGCGCGACTTGCGTTGTCTTACTTGCCGCGCAAAATCGGAGGAGCTCCAGGTCGGGCACAATTTTGGCACGAAGCCTTTCTCTAAACCCCAAGCGGCAATTCCACCCAGCAACTTTATATCCCTCAGTCGTTTAGGGGCTAAAAGGCGAACATTAGGTGAATAAGAGATCCTTGGAACGGTTTTTGTGCGGAGAAATTGGTTCAGGCGAGATGAGCGGAAGAAAACAGACGGAACGCGCGCCAAAAAAGCAAATATATTGCTCTGAAAGCAGACCGTTTTTCAGGCGGGTCAGTGCTCGGTTCAGTTCGACCCTAAACTCTTCGTGTGGCTGTTTTTTATTTCATCCAGAGAGCGCCCAATCTAGTAGGGACAACAACCACGTCGGCTGAACCTTTCCATCCGTCGCGCAGCATAAAGTCCGGGACTATTGGAAGAGTTGCAAGGAAATCATGAATAAGAGCCGCCTCTCGGGAAAAGTCAGCATCTTCAGCACCTTCCTCAATAGAGTTAATAAAACTTTTCCAATCCGACGCCAGGCTACGTAGCATATAGCCCTCATATTCTGACATCCATTTTAATGCACGACCGACCCTACCATCAGGATCGAGCGGCAGAGATTTCAAGTATGCGATTATGGTTTCTTTATTGTCGGATACAAACGTGTCCAGCGTGACGGCAAACATAACTTGGCTAATACTGACCCTGGCTGTCTGCTGTGACATTTTATCGAGCATCCACTTAAAGGTCTGCCTGTTATATTCAAGAAGTTGTCCCGCCTTTAGTTGAAATCTGAAAGAGAAAGCAGCGGCTCTCGACCCGAACTCGGATAGAGTTCGGGTTGCAAACTCTACTTTGAG